AAAAGCGAAAAGCCAGAGAGAAAGCTGTAAGGAAAAAGGTTATTGAACAGCGTGGCGAATTGCGTAAAGAAAGAAAACTTATGGAAGAAGAGAAAAAGAAAGAATTGGAAAGATATATTTTGGAACATGGTAAGACACCAGCGGCTTTGCCGGGAAACCCCGAACTTGCTGCTCAAAAAGAAGTAGAGAGAACAAAGAAAGCTGCTGATAAAATTGCTAAAAATTTGGAATTACTTAAAAACTTACAATCTGAATTTGAAAAAGAACAAGAAATGCGAAAACAATTAAATGAAGGTCTTGAAGCAGAAGGATATGAGACTTTGAAGGAAAAGATGGATGCTCTTGCTCAAAAGAGCACAAAGATAAAAGAAGTTGCAGAACGCCTTGCCGAACATGAAGCAAATCATGCTGCACAACAAAATTATGCTGTAAAGTAAAATTTAAAAATTTTGTAAAATCCTCTAAAGTTTATTGCGGGTTGTGCCGATATTGTTTATAACAACACTCGCCGATGACCCGAGTGTTGCGGATACAACAGAGGCATCGACACTTTCTTTAACTTGAGGATTTACTTCCATGTCACTTGAATATGAAGCCCTTGACATGAACGCTGTCATTAACGAGGCAAAGCGTGTTAGCGAAGAGACAACTGCTAACCAAAACAATTCCGACTACCTTGAAAAATTTGTGCGACTGCCCGAGCGTGACGGGTATGTATTGGTGCGAATTCTTCCACGCAAGAAAGGCACAGCGGTGCCTTGGTGTGCCACTAGGGTTCACACTTTAAACAATCCCGCTACACGGACCAAAAGGACATACCATTGTCCTCGCAATTTGGTCAAGGATGAGCGTGGTCAAGATCGCTGGAAGGGTGATTGCATCATTTGCACTTATCTCGCTGATCTTTGGCAACGAAGTGATAAATGCTCTGGCAAAGAGCAGGAAGAACTCCGCAATCAATACCGTCAAATGAAAGCTGTTGAACGGTATTACTACAATGTTATTGTTCGTTCCGAGAAGGACAAAGAAGGCAACATCAAGAAGAATGTCGGACCCAAGATTTACTCTTGCGGTAAGACCGTTCATTCCAAGATCGTTCGTGCGATCATTGGTGATGAATCTGCTGGTGAGAAACCTCTTGGCGACATCACTCATCCGATGAATGGTCGGGATTTCCGAGTCGTTAAGAAAGTCGTCAAAGGTGGCGGTGGAGAAGAATATCCCAACTACGATTCTTCGAAGTTTGAGGATGTTGCTCCTGCTGGCAACCTTGATGAAATCAAAAAGTGGATTGATGGTCTGCATGATCTTCAAGCTCTTCGTGCCGTTAAGAGTGCCGATGAACTCAAACATGCTTTGAAAGTTCATCTTGGAATGGTGCGTGATGAGAGCAGTAATTCAGGCGACGAATTGTCTGAATTTCGTTCCAAGCCGAGTGAGCCTGTTAAACCTGTGCCTCAAGTTTTGCGTGAAGAACTGGCTGTCAGCAGTTCAACCTCTAAGGAAACAAAATCCGCAGAGGATATTCTTGCCGACGAAGACTTCATGAAAGACTTGAACAATATGTAAAAAGATTTACAAGCCAGCCACAGTTCAATTCTGTGGCTGGCTTGTTTTGGTTTTTTTTTTTTTTATTTTTGCGGGGTGAATCATGGCTAAGAAAAAAGCTTCGGATGGCGGTGTTGATGATGGGTTTTTTGAATCTTTGGCAGAGGAAACAGGTGGTGATGTCCTCGACCATATTGATTCAGTAAAGTATTTTGTAGATACTGGTAGCTTGGCTCTAAATTATATTTGTAGTGGTCAATTTATTACTGGTGGTATCCCCGGCGGGAAGCTTACCGAAATTTATGGGCCAAACAGCAGCAGCAAGTCTTTGATTGGTGCCAATATCCTTTTTGGAACTCAAAAAGTCAAAGGCATCCCTGTTTTGATTGATTGCGAAAACAGCGCAAATAAAGAATTTATTCAGCAAGCATCACATTGTAACCTTAAAAGGATTGTGAGACACACTCCAGAAACATTGGAAGAAGTGTTTGCAAAAATGTACAAAGTTATTGAAAAGGCGAGAGAAAAAACATCCTTAGATGTTCCTCTTGTCCTTGTTTATGACTCGATTGGTGTTTCTCCTTCAGCCCGTGAATTGAGAGAGGTTCAACTTCCCGAGGGTTATACTAAAGCTCAATTCAAGGCAATTGTCGGAGCAAATGAGCAGCCGGGAGAAAGGGCAAAGATTTGTAGCAGAGAGTTTCGTAAACTGAATACTGTTATGGAACGGTACAATGCTACTGTTGTGATTTTGAATCAAACCCGTGATAAGATTGGAACTTATGTTCCAACTAAAACCACAGCCGGTGGTGGCAATGCTCTTCCTTTCTACGCATCATGCAGGCTTGAAACGAAGAGCATGATGAAAATTGAAAAGAAGATTACGGCTAAGAAGAAGAAATATCTTGGCATCAATGTCAAGATAAAGAATGTTAAAAACAAGACTCATCGTCCATTTGTTGAGTCAGAAAACATTCAGTTGTTGTTTAATAAAGGCATCAATCCAATTAGTGGTTTGCTTAGTTGCTTGCTTGATGCCGAGAGAATTGAAATTAAAGGTGCTGGTAATTTTGTCGTAAATCCAGCTTTTTCAAATGGCGAAGAAATCAAATTCAAGGCCAGCATTGATAGGAATGATGTACCAATTGAAATTTTACTTAAATGTCCAGCTTTAATAGATGCTGGTTCTTCTGATCAAGTTCAACAATATCTAGAGCCTTATAAAGAGGCAATTATGAATCGTGCTGAAGACGATTCAGAAATCGAGATGAGCGAAGTATCGAACTCTGATGAAGAAGAAATTGACGAATCTCTTGATACTTGATAACAAGAAGAGAAGGGGGCATATTTATTGCCCCCTTCTCTTTTAATTTCCAATGTTTATTTTAATTAGTTCAAAATCTTCATATGCGTAAAGATTTTCGTCTCGCTTTTTAAAATTAAATATAGGTTCGTGTTGGTTATCGGTATAAAATGATATTACTTCGTCATTTGGAGAAAACCATAATGCTATTATTTCTCCCCAATGACCATGCCTCATAAGCGTAACAGTTTTTTCTTTATTAAATCGAACCCATCTTTTTTGTTCATTTTTCCTACCAATCAAAAATGTACAGTTGTCTTCGACATGATAATTAGTATTGTGGTTGTCTAACCATTCCATAATTTTTGGAGTCATATCTCGGCAGGTATGATGTATATGATTTCTAAAGCCACCAAATGCGCTGAAATTTATAAGCTCTGGTTCATGTGTTAGGAAAGAAACTACAATTGGATAAACTTTGCTCATTCTAAGACAATGACACAGTCCATGATCGCCATAACCATCGGGAAATTCTTTTCTAACTTCAAAGTATTTTTTGGCACTAGGATTGTTGCAAAGCATTTTTATGGCAACATTGGATGTTACTGAAATTTCGTGTTCATGAGGGGGAAAATCATGATGATTTGAATGATGTCTGTAAAAATGTCCATATCCAAGTGATCTAAGTATTTCTTCATCTGCTTCCCATACATCCCAATTCAATTTACCAACTACATGATAAGGCAATTTATCGTCAAACATCAAATTTAGATTATTTTCTAATCCTCCCATATCTGTTAAACTATCTTCATCTATTCTTACATACCATCTTGCTCGATCAGGTTTCAAATAACGGGCATAATACCAATAGATTCTTTGTGCGACATGTGTGAATGGTGTCACTACCACTTCAATATCAAAATTTGATGGCCATCCTTCTTGTAAAATTTTTGGATCATTATCTTTTGATGCCATCAAAAAAAGTTTTATTTTTAAACCTTCATGGTTCATAAATCCATATTTTTTGAAGTCTTTAATTCTTTGAACAATAACTTCATTGTTTACTTCTGTTGGCATTACAAATTCGTAATCGTACATTATATTATTCGGTATTCACCCGCTCCTGTTTTAATGAATTTATATCCTTGTTTTCGTAATTCATCTTTGACTTTTTTAAGATAATTGCAAAAACTAGAATTAGATAAATTTAAATTTTTAAACTTCAATTTAATTGATTTAGTTGATACGGTTTTCCTTAATAAAAATGTTTTTTTGATTGATTTTTTTATTTTTTCTGAGTTGGATTTCTTTTTATTTTTAGAAAAATTTAATTTTACTTCCATCGTTTTAAAATCAATTTTTTGTTTTTTTCTGGTAGTATCACATAAAGCTGGAGCAAGCTGCTCAAGACTCAGTAATTTCACACTAGCAACTTGAACCAATGATAGTTGTGCTTCAAAAAATTTAGAAAATTCTATCAATTGATTAAAATTTTTTTCATGTGTGAAAAATTGGCGACGATCTTTTGTTTCAATCATGAGGCATTTCATGGCGACATCCCTATAAATTCTTACAATTAAATGTCACAATTTATTATAGATTATTCGCAACAAATTGCTAACTAAATGTCTAAATCATATAATTGGTTGGCGGAGGTATTTTTAATGCAAAACTTGAATTTGAATTACCTACGCCGATTTGGTGCCGAAATCGAAATAAATTCATTCGATTTAAGAAATAGGCCAGTAGGATATGCTGATGGTAAATTGCCTGATGGTATTCACAATGTGGCTTTACTTCTAAGGAAAAAATTAAATAAAGGCGTCAAAGTGCATAAGTGGTCATACGACCACAACAACACAGACTGGATTTTGAAACCAGACAGTAGCTGCGGGATGGAAGTTTGCACTCCTGTTCTAAAGGGTTGGTTGGGAGTGCAGGAAATTTGCAAGGCAATTGAAGCTCTAAGCGTTGATACAAGAATTACGGCAGATGAGCGTTGTTCTTTTCATTTGCATGTTGATGTGTCTGATTTACATGAAAAGGATGTCGCTTCAATTCTTACTTGGTGGGTTAAATGCGAACCTGTCTTCATGGATTCTGTGCCTGCCTCAAGAAAAGTAAACCAATATTGCCAACTTTTAGGTCAGTCAGAAATATTTCATTCCGTAGAAGATGAATTATACAATCCTGATATAATAATTCGTAGATTGGGATATTCTAAATATCATACGATTAACACCTATCATTATAACTGTAACAGAAGAAAAACAATCGAATTCAGAATTATGGATAATGATTGTTGTCTTGATCCTTGGATGGCCAAAAACTGGATTAGACTTGTTATACATTTTGTCGAGATGGCAATAAAAAGAGGAATGCCAAACGAATATTATCCCGGTGATCCGTGGTCAGGTTATTGTTGGCTTGACCCGGTTGAAGTCTTTGAGTTTTTGGGATTTAATCATAACTATATACTATCAGAGGGTTTACAAGAAGTTTGCGAGTGGTTTGTTGATAGATTGTATTTGAATGTGAACGATACGGACTCTGTGGGTGTCATGTCGGATCAGGTAAGAAAAATAAGCGAGGGTCAAATATCAAAATTATTTAATGAATATGGCAATATGGAGGTTGATTTTTCTGATATATTTGATGAAAAAAGCCGTATATAATTTTGAGTTTGTAAAAGGTAAACCATGACTTTTAAACCGGAAAGTCTTGATAAAGTTGTAGAGGAAATGAAAACCTTGGGTGAGGTTTTAGTACCTTATAATTTTCCTAGTCCACGCTATGACGATCACGATGATGATTTAGGTATTTTTAAATCAAGATTTTTATT